GCGGCATCGGCCTCGGCTCCGACTTGCGTTGCGGGCTACCCGCACGTTCTGACGGGTCTGAACGCTTAATGAAGCCTCTGGAGATCACGGTACAGGCGGCAGGGACGGACGAGGAACTTTGTTCCAACATCCGCTCGGCGCTGGCCCGTGGTCTACCAGAACTGACCCTCGCTCCCACCAAACACGATGGCAACATGGTGCTGGTGGCGAGCGGGTGGTCTATGCCTGACTACATTGACGAGATCAAAGCCCACCGCAAGGCAGGGCGACCGATTGTCAGCATTAAGGCCACGCACGACTTCTTGGTGACGAACGGCGTTGAGCCTGATCTCTGGGTCAACCTTGACCCCCGCGACCGCACCAGCGGCATCCAGCGGCTGAACGACCATACGACCTATATGCCCGCCTCGCGCTGCCCGCCCTCCACCTTTGACTACCTCAACGGCAAAAAGGTGTTGCTGTGGCACTCATGGGCGCCCGGGGCAGAGATGGAAGCGCTGGGGCCAAATAAGTTAGCCATCGGTGGCGGCACGACCTCGGGTCTGCGTGCCATTAACATTGGCTACATCCTCGGATTCCGCAATTTCACGCTTTACGGCTACGACTCCTGCAACCGCGCAGACGGCCTCAAGCGTTTTACGGGGGAAACAACTGGCGCATCGGTAGACGTTTGGGTAGGCGGCCCAACGGGTAAGAAGTTTAACTGCAACATGGCGATGGCCCAGCAGGCCAACGAATTCCAGAAAATTTTTGAGGTCATGCCCGATGTAACGGTAGACGTTAAAGGGCCGGGGCTGATCGCAGAGATCATGCGCGTAAGGGCTGAACGCGCCGAGGCGGCGTAATGACGATTCCGTCCCGAGTTCTGGGTAGTGGGTTGTCGCAACTGTCCACCGTATCCATTTGCGGCGACGGCAATGCATCGGTAACCGCAGCGGGTACGTCAGCGGGTAGCGCCACGGCCATTACCTACGTCTATAACAACGTTACAACGGTAGCCTCTGGCACAGGCGTCAAACTGCCGCCAACCGAAATGGGCGAGACGATTTGGGTAACAAACTCGGGCGCAAATGCGCTAACCGTTTATCCCTATGAATCCACCACGCAAATAGACGGCGGGTCATCCTCAACGGTCAACATTGGCTGTTCGGCGGTGTTTTTCGCTGTCAGCAATAGCCGGTGGGAGGGCTTGCAGGGCTTTAACTCGTCAGTCCCAATCCTGCATTACGGGGCGTTTTCGGACACTACCTTGCAGACGGCGGCCTCTATCAATACCGCCTATGCCATGACGTTTAACACGACCGATAGCAGCAACGGCGTGTCCATTGGGTCACCGACCTCGCGCCTTGTAGTGGCTAATCAGGGCGTCTATAACGTCCAGTTTTCGGCGCAGTTAGACGAAACTTCAGGCGGCACCGCAAACATTTACATTTGGCTGCGTAAAAACGGCACTAATGTGCCAAATTCAGCCAGCACGGTTGCGTTACAAGGCACGTCTGCGCGGTTAGTGGCCGCGTGGAACTTCATTATTCAATTAGAGCCAACCAATTACGTTGAGTTGATGTGGGCAACCAGTACGACAAACGCTAGAATCCTTGCAGCCAGCGCCACAAGCGTATGGCCCGCGATCCCGTCAGTAATTTGCACCGTAACACAGGTCAACAACCTGTAAGCCCCAATCCCCACAGGAGAAAGGAAATGCTGGACAGCGACATCAACAACGCCGACGCCCAACTGCACGTTGAGTTTTACACCCGCGAGGACGGCCCAAAGAAGGGCAGGTCTTATGTGCGGATTATGGCCCCGGGAGACAAGACCAACATCATCGACCAGCCGGTGCGCGATGATCACAAGCAGCGTTTCCCTCGGCAATGGCTGTATTACCAGATGCAGCAGAGCGAAAGCGCCGCCGAACAGATCGGCACGCCGCTCACGCAATGGCATCGGGATTTCCCCGAGGATGTCAGCAAGGACATGATCGCGGAACTCAACATCCTCAAGTTTGTGACGGTGGAGCAGTTGGCGTTGGCCTCCGACAGTCAACTGCAGCGCGTGGGCATGGGTGCAACAGGGATGCGCGAAAAGGCGCGGATGTACCTTAACCGCAAGAATCGCAGCGAAAGCAACGAAGAACTGGCCGATACGAAGCGCCAGTTAGCCGAACTCCAAGCGCAGATGGCTGCCATGATGGACAAGCCGAAGCGCGGTCGTCCCGCAAAAGTAGTGGAGACATAGTATGGGCAGCACGATGGTTCAGTTGATTACGGAATGCACGCAAGAGTTGGGCATTCCGACCCCGACGACGGTGGCGGGGAATAACAGTCAAGACATCGTGCAGTTATTGGCGTTGATGAACGCCTGTGGCTATGAGTTGCTGCGCCGCGCTGACTGGCGTGAATTGACAAAGCAGCATACGTTTTACACCGAGGCAACGACGACCACGGGGACGTGGACAACCAGTAGTTACACGATCACGGGCATCCCCTCTACCGCAGGGCTATCGACCTCGTATCAAGTGCAGGGCGTCGGCATCCCAAACGCCACCTACATCACCTCGGTAGACTCCGCAACGTCGGTAACGCTGAACTACGCGCCGACCGAGGCGCAGGTTGGCGGTCAGTTGATTTTCCAAAAGGTCAAATACGACCTGCCCGCTGACTACAACAGCACGGTCAACCGCACCCATTGGGACAAGAGCAAGCGCTGGGAAATGCTTGGCCCCGAGTCCGCGCAGCAATGGGAATGGCTGCTCTCGGGCTATATCAGCACCGGCCCGCGTATCCGCTGGCGTTTGCTCGGCAAATACTTTCAGATTTGGCCGGGGATGAACGCAGGCGAACTCCTTGGCTTTGAGTACCGCAGCCGATCTTGGGCCGAAAGCGCGGCAGGCGCACCCAAGAGTTCATTTACTGCTGACGATGACACTTGCATCTACCCAGATCGCCTAATGGTGCTGGGTACAAAACTCAAGTATTTTGAGGCAAAGGGTTTTGACACGACCGCCCTTTACCGCGATTACCTCATGGAGTTTGAGACAGCGGTAGCGCAGGACACGGCAGCAGCAAACCTCTCGTTTGCGCCGCGCCCCGGCACCGTTCTCATCGGTTACGACAACATCCCTGACAGCGGTTACGGAACGGATAGCCAATAATGGCCTCGCCCGTTCGCAGACGGCTAATCCAAAGGACGAGCAACAACGTCGCCTCGTTGCCCGCGCCCGTGGGTGGGTGGAACGCCCGCGACTCGCTCGCCAACATGGCCCCGACCGATGCGGTAACGCTAGATAACCTGTTCCCGGGCGTCTCTAGCGTTGGCCTCCGTGGGGGTTACCAGAACCATGTGACGGGCATCACGGGTCAGGTCGAAACCCTGATGACCTACAACGGCGGCAGCACGGACAAGATGTTCGGCATTGCAGGCGGCAACATCTATGACGTTACGACCGCAGGGGTTGTGGGCGCGGCGGTAGTGTCTGGTTTGACCAACAGCCGCTGGGAATACGTCAACATCACGACCTCGGGCGGCAGTTACCTGTACGCCGCGAACGGCGTAGACGCGCCACGGCTCTATGACGGGTCATCGTGGACGGCGATCACAGGCGTATCTACCCCTGCGATCACAGGCGTCACGACAACAAGTTTGGTCGTGCCGACGCTGTTCAAAAACCGCCTGTGGTTTATCCAAAAGGACACGCTTAAAGCGTGGTATTTGCCTACGGCATCGGTCGGCGGTGCGGCAAACGTCCTAGATTTGTCATCGGTTGCGCGTAACGGCGGCACGTTGATTGCGATGGCAACGTGGACGATTGACGCAGGTTATGGCGTTGACGATAACCTCGTTTTTGTCACGGATCAGGGCGAAATCATCGTCTACCGTGGCACCGACCCTTCCAGCGCCTCCACTTGGGCGTTGATCGGCGTGTGGCAAGTGGGTGCGCCGATCTCGCGCCGTTGCGTAGCGAAATATGGCGGCGATTTGCTTGTTATTACGCTAGACGGGTTGATCCCGCTTGCCTCTGCGCTGCAATCCTCGCGCCTTGACCCGCAGGTAGCCCTGTCAGACAAGATACAGGGTGCCTTTGCAGCGGCAACGCGCCAATACAAGGGCAATTTTGGCTGGTGTTTGCTTTATAACCCGCTCAACAACGCCCTCATCGTCAATATTCCCGTCAGCACGGGCGCACAACAGCAGTTTGTGATGAACAACATCACGAAAGCGTGGAGCCGCTTTACAGGCTGGTACGCAAACTGTTGGGCGCTGCTAGACGACACCCCGTATTTTGGCACCAATGGCGTTGTCGCAAAGGCGTGGACGACGGATTACGCCGACAATGACACGGCGATCCCAACGCGGGCGTTGCAGGCGTTTAACTACTTTGAGACACGCGGTGTGATTAAGTATTTCACCCGTGGGCGTCCGACGATCTACAGCAACGGCGTTCCCGCCATCAGCATTGGCGTCAACGTAGACTTTCAGACCGCCGACATTGTGGGCGCGTTGTCATTTTCGCCCACGGCTTATGGGCTGTGGGATACGGGCCTGTGGAGCCAAGCGCTTTGGGGGTCGGATACGGTCGTGTCCAACAACTTTGTGGGCCTACAAGGCATTGGGTATTGCGCTGCCGTTAACTTCAACAGCAGCAGCAAGAACCTGACGCTGGAGTGGGCCTCTACTGACATTGTGTACCAACTCGGATGGGCTGGCGCATCGTAAGCGGCCCCCATGTTGGGGCATGGGTCACGGCGCAGACAGAGGGTGCGTTTGACCCTAACCGCTCAACCGCGATTGGTCTTGAGCGTGACGGCAAGATCGTCGCAGGGACGGTCTACGAGAATTGGAACGGGCGATCCGTTGTTTGCCACATAGCGTGGGAACGGGTTACCCCAGCGTATATGGCGGCGGTGTATGACTATGCGTACAACGTCGCAAATGTTGATAAGATCATAGGGCCAATTAGCAGCAACCATACCCGGGCGCTCGCATTGGTCAGCAAGATGGGGTTTTCGGAAGAAGCGCGGATTAAAGGTGCCGCGCACGACTCTGGAGACATTGTTTTGATGACGCAGACACCCGACAAGTGTCGATACTTGGAGCCTCGGTATGGGCAAAAAATCGCCAGCGCCACCGCCAGCGCCTGATTACACCACGTTAGCCATTAAGCAGGGAGAGGCTAACCTCGCCGCTGCAAAGCAGTCGGCGTACATGAGCAATCCCAACATTTACAGTCCTACGGGAACGCAGACTGTTAGTTGGACAAGAACCCCGCAAATTGATACGGACGCCTACCAAAAGGCGCTGCAGGCGTATTACGACCGACAAGCGGAATTTGGCCCGGGATCGGGTGGCCCAGAGCCGACGCAAGAACAGTTCACGACCTACATTGAACAGCCAACCGTCCGGCAGACCATTAACCCGAACGCGGAAGCGGCATTACGCCAGCAGGAGTTGGCGCAGCGGTATATGTCAGAAGCGGCAGCGGGTGCCGCACAAGGGTTAGGCGGGCTTGGTATTGCGTCAGCATTCCGGCCCGAAAACCTCCCCGGCCTACGCTATGACCTGCAGACGGGTCAGGCCCGCATTCCCGGCGTGCATACGGTGGAGGGCGTAATCCCGACCCGCCCGGGCGTGGAAATGGCCCCGTATGAACTTACAAGCGGCGTTCCCGGCCCGATTGGCACAGGCGAACAAGCAAGAGGCGGCCCTGCTGCACAGAATCTCGCAGGGTTCCAGTATGGCGGCCCGCAGACGGCGGTGGGCGAAATGGGCTTCACGCCTGCTGGCGCAAGTTACATCGGCGTGCCGCAGCAATACGGCGCAGACTACACGGGCGTGGGCGGTGTCGGCCAAGGCGTCAGCGCAGGCCAGTTCGGCATGGCGCAGGGCGGCCCATCCGCAGGGTTGTTTGGCTTTGCGGGCGGTGGCCCCGCTGGCGTGCAGTTCCAAGGGCTAGACGTGTCGGGTGTTGGCGGCGTTCAGGCCGCACCGGGACAGGGGCAGTTTGGCTACGCCCAACAGTTTGTCCAAGGCCCACAGTTACAAGGTCAGATTGACGTTGCCAACCTTGCCGCCGCCCCTGTGCAGGCAGGCACCACGGCGCAGCAGGCGATTATGTCACGCCTCGCGCCACAGTTGCAGGGTGAGCGTCAAGCGCTATACACGCAACTCGTCAACCAAGGTCTGCGACCGGGCGGTGAGGCGTTTAACGCCGCGATGCAGGCGCAGGCGCAGAAAGAAAACGACCTCCTATTGCAAGCCGCAGCACAGGGCATCAGTCTGGATCAGGCAGCGCGTCAGCAGGGCTTTGCCGAACAGCAGGCCCGTGCAATGTTTGCCAACCAAGCGCAACTGCAAGGCTTTGGCGCTGGCATGGAGCAGGCGGGCCTCTACAACGTCGGCCTCGGTCAGAACGTCCAGCAGGCACTTGCCACGCAAGCCGCCGCCAATCAGGCGCAGCAGCAGGCGTTCCAGCAGCGGGTGCAGGCCGGTGAGTTTGGCCGTGACGCGCAACTGGCCTCGTTCCAGACGGGCCAAGCGGCGCAGGAGGCACAGAACCGCGCTATCGCGCAGAACTTTGCCCAAGCGCAGGCCGCGCAGCAGGCGCAGAATCAAGCGGTTCAGCAGAACCTGCAGTCAGCCCTTGCCGCCGAGGAAGCCCAGCGTGCCGCACAGGCACAGCGCTTTGGTCAGGCCCAAGGCACCGCCGAACTCGCCGCGCAACTTGGTGGACAGCAGTTTGGTCAGCAGGCGCAGTTGCAGCAGATCATTAACGCGGCTGGAGCGCAGAACTTCCAGCAAGCGTTGGCCTCGCGTGAGGCATTTAACCAAGCGCAGCAGCAAGCCTATCAGCAGGCGATGGCAGGGCAGCAGTTTAACCGCGAAGCCTTGCTGCAGCAGTTTGGCATGGGCCAGCAGGCGCAGCAGATGGCAAACCAAGCCGCTGCACAAAACTTTGCACAGCAGCAAGCCGCACAGGCCGCAAACCTTGCCCGCCAGCAGCAGATATTCGGTCAGGGCATGGACATCACGGGCGCACGCAACCAAGCCATCGCGCAGATGTACGCGCAGGATTACCAGCGCCTTGCCGCCGCCAATGCCGCCCAACAGCAGCAGTTCCAGCAGAACATCGCACAGCAGCAGTTCTACAACACGGCGGTGCAGCAGGCGCTGGCACAACAGGCCGCAATCCGCAGCATCCCGGTCAACGAGATCAGCGCATTGCTCTCGGGTGGTCAGGTCAGCGTGCCGCAGTTCCAAGGCTACAGCGGCGTCAGCGTTGCCCCGGCTCCCGTATTCCAAGCGGGTCAGGCGGCAGGCGATTTCGCGCAGAAGTCTTACGCAAACCAAGTTGCGGGATACAACGCGCAAATGGGGCTGCTTGGTCAACTTGGCGGCGCAGCGGGTCTGGTCTTGGGCGGTTCAGGCCCAATCGCCGGAGGAATTGCAAAAGGCTTATTCGGAGGCTAACGAATGAACGGATTTACACCCGACAGACCGCAGCGCATGGCGCAGATGCTTGCTATGCAGGAGCGCAACCGTTCTATCAACGCCCCACCGGGCCAGCGCGACGGTATGCCCGTCATGCGCCCTAGCCTCGCATACAGCGGCGCTACGCCAAACACCGCAACGGGCGTTGCCCCACAGGCCATGAACTTTAACGGCCCCCAGATGACCGCACAGCCCGGCACGGCGGGCATGATGGGCGCACCGGGACGTTACGGTTCAGCGCCGATGAGACAGATGGGGCCGCCGCCTGTGCGATCACCACAGATCGGTATGCAGTCGCGTCCCCGCGTGTCCTCGCCCGGCATGACGACCCCGCAGGGCGGTCGGTACAGAGGAGATTTTGACGATGGCGCAGAGTAATCCCCGGTACGTTTCAACCTTTCGCGCACCGACCGAGTACGAACTAGAGATAGAGCGTGCGCGTCGGCAAAAAGCGCTTGCTGAAGCCCTCGCGCAGCAGGAGTACCAGCCGATAGAGGGCGGTGTTGCGCCGATCCCGCGTGCTGCGCCGCTTGTGAAAGCATTGCAGGGTTACCTTACCGCCCGCGCTGGACGACAGGCCGAGGAAGCCGCAAGCAGGGCGGGGCAGTTAGAGGAAGAATACGCACGGCGTATGGCTGGCCGCATGGAAGGCGGATATGTACCGCCCAGCAAGGAAGAAGCCGCCCGCGTGTTCAATGAAGGCCAGCGCACTCCCGAGCAGATCATGGCGGCCATGCCTGCAGAAACCACGTTGCAAGAGATCACGCCGACCGCTCGCTATGTCAAAGCGCCCGAACAAGCACTTGCAATGGCGTCCACAGGACTTGGTGCGGCTGCGCTCAAAGACCGCCCGGTTATGGCGGCGCGTCTTGCAAAGATGCTGGAGGAGCCAACCGCTGAGGAATTTTATGCCCCTGTGGCAGGCGCAACTGGCAAATATGTGCAGTTTGGTAAACGTGGTGGCGTAAAAGAAAGCACGGTTGCTGCGCCAAGCGAAACAAAAGGCACGGAATTGTCACGGCTAATTTCTGAGCGGGCTGCGTTGAAGCCCGGTGATCCAAACATTCCAATTTATGACGCTGCAATCAAGAAAGAAACTACACGCCCAACCGGGCCAGTCACCAATGTTTATAGTGGTTCCGCGATTGCGGGGGTTGATGATGAAGGCAACCCAATTTACGCGCAATTAAGCCGAACCGGGGGTGAGCCATCTGTTGTTAAAGGAATTCGCCCCGCTCCGAAAGGTATGAACGAAAGCCAAGCCAAAGCCGCTGGGTTTGCGGATCGTATTACAGAGTCAGATCCAGTTTTGGATACGCCCCCACAAAGTGTTGGTGCTTCAGTTTTATCAGGCGTACCGGGCGGTAATTTCGCTCTTGATCCAAAGCAGCAAATGTTTTTTCAAGCCGAGCGAAACTTTATCAACGCCGTTTTGCGTCGTGAGTCTGGCGCAGTTATTAGCGATCAAGAATTTGACAACGCAAGAAAGCAGTATATTCCGCAACCGGGCGACAGTCCGCAAGTGTTGGAACAAAAGCGCAAAAACCGCGAAACGGTTAAACAGTCTATTGCTCGGGAAGCAGGCCCGTCTTACAAACCCATCATTGATCTGCCGCCGAGGTAATGCGCCATGCCTACTTATCGCATTGAAGGCGAGTTATATGACGCGGCGTCACCTGACGAGGCGTATGCAAAACACGATCAAGCCAAAGCAAAAAAGCCAGCAGGCCCGCGCTCTGTCGTTCCGCCCCCTGCCGCACCATCCACGGGGCTTGGCACCGTGCCAATGCTTGCACAGGCCGTTGCCAATTTTCCTAGTAGCGCATACCAACTTGGAAAGTCCACGTTTGAAGCAATCACAAGCCCTATAGAAACTGGCAAGAACATTTTTAATTTAGGCAACAGCGTATTGGGCAAACTAGGCATTACGGATGCCAGTCCAGAAATGGCTGATAGTGTCGGTGAGTTTTATAGCCGCCGATATGGCGGCGTGGAAAACGCTAAAAAAACATTTGCAGACGATCCTGCTGGGTTTTTGGCAGACGCGGCTACCATCCTGACGGGCGCAGGCGGTGCGTTGCGTGTTGCTCCCCGTGCAATGGGGCGCACAGGAGGGGTTGTTGCGCGAACGGGCGAAACAATCCAGAAAGCGGCTGATGTAATTGACCCTTTAAGCGTTGCTACCAAGGCCGCAAAAGGTGCGGGTAAAGGAACGGCGGCTGTTCTTGGGTTCACTACTGGAACTGGCACTCGCGCTGTAGAGGAAGCCGCAAAAGCGGGTTTTCGTGGCGGCGAACAAGGTGAGGCGTTTGTTTCTCAAATGCGCGGCACCGCTCCTGTTTCTGATGTAGTTGAAACAATCAAACCTGCAATCAACTCTTTGCGTCAAGATCGGTCTGCCGCGTACCGCAGCGGCATGGCAAACGTAGCCAAAGACAAAACTGTTTTAGATTTCCAAGACATTGATAAAGCAGTAGCAGATGCTAGGCAAACTGGCGTTTACAAAGGTCAAGTTATTGATGAATCTGCCGCAGAAGCGTGGCAAAAGATCAATAACAAAATTAACCAATGGAAAGCACTTGATCCTACTGAATTCCACACGCCAGAAGGGTTAGATGCCCTTAAAAAATCATTAAAAGATATTAAAGAATCATACCCGCATGGGACTCCGGCTCGGTTAGCCGCTGATAAAGCGTACAACGCCGTTCGTGGAGAAGTTGTGAAGCAAGCACCCGAATATTCACGGGTAATGAAAGATTACGAAACCGCTAGCGATTTGCTAGACGAAATTGAAACAACGCTATCGCAAAATCCCCGTGCCAGCATAGATACGCAGGTTCGCAAACTTCAGTCAATTTTGCGGAACAACGCCAATACTAATTATGGTCGCCGCGTAGAACTTGGTGAAATGTTGTCAGAACGCGGGGCAACTAACCTATTCCCGCAACTTGCGGGACAGGCGATGAGTTCATGGACGCCGCGAGGACTGTCAGGGGCATTGTCAGGCGCTGGCGCTGTCTACAGCACCATTCCCGCGCTTGCCCAAGGTCTTACGCCAACGGGCGCGTTGCAGTTAGCAAGTACGTCGCCTCGGATTGTTGGCGAAACGGCATATGCAGCAGGTAGAGCGGTCGGAAAACCCGCGCAACTTGCCAAACTGCTCGCAGAGCGTGGCGATGAGTTGGTACGTCGCAATCCAAAAATGGCAATGGCCGTGGATATGGCAAAGCGTGCGGGTGGCAAAGTAAACCCGCAAACGGCAAGAATGTTGGCATACCAGTTGGCGCAACTTGATCGCGCAACAGAGGAATAGTTACTTTCTATGCGTGCCTGCCTTAATCCTCCAGATATGCGAATAGTCCACGCCATACCGTTTGGCAAGGGCTTTACGCGACTCATTGCTGGCGCGGATTGCGGCAACATCATCGTTAGACAGCCTGCCGTTCCAATGGCTCAAGCCATAGTTATGCCTTCGTTTTTTAGCCGTATCAGCGTTGTTCTCGGCTTTGGTGCCGATCCGCAAATGAGCGGGGTTAACGCACGGTGGGTTGTCACAGGTATGCATGATGATTTTGTCAGTAGGGATTGGCCCAACGTAAAACTCATACGAATACCGATGAGCGCGAACCGGCTTTTCTCCCGGCATCAAAAAAATGCCGTAACCGTATCCGTTATGCGTTCCGTTCCATTCCCAGCAACCTTCTGTTTTCTCAAAACGGCTTTCAAACACGTCTTGAGGGCCAAGCGTCGAATACTCATGCAGTCGTGCAAATTTTCTAGCGCGGTTGTAACAACGGCGGCACAATTTGCGGGCTACCGTTTTACTGGCCCCACACTCAATGCAAGAAAATTGGGTTTTGGGTTGATAAGTCATAGGTCACCTCCTGTGATTTGTAGTTTATGACATTACCGAGGTACAGGTAAATGGCTTACAATGGTTCTGGGGTTTTCTTAATCAACTCGGCAGGCCAGCCTGTCGTCGCTAACACCGTCATTTCGGCCACGGTCTTTAACGCCTTGACCTCTGACCTTGCAACGGGTCTTTCCACGGCGATTACCAAAGACGGTCAGACGACGATCACCAACAACATCCCCTTTGGGTCTAACAAAATCACGGGGCTGGGGTCGGGTACTGCCGCAGCGGATGCCGCGAATTTGGGGCAGGTGCAGTCCACCGTCGCCAAACTCATCACGGTGACAGGCACGGACACGATCACGGGCTCCATGTCGCCGCAGTTGACCGCTTATGCAGCGGGGCAGTTGTTCTACTTCGTTGCCAACGCAGCCAACACAAGCGCGGTGACGCTGAACATCGACAGCCTCGGTGCCAAGAACATCACCCGCGACGGTAGCAGCGCCCTTGCCGCTGGCGACATCAACTCGGGTGAAGTGGTCGTCGTGATTTACGACGGCACGCGCTTCCAGATGATCAACGCCGCCAACTCGTTCGGTAACACGACGATTAACGGCACGCTCACGGTCACCGGCAACGCAGGCTTTCAGGCCAACGTGTCGATCACCTCGGCCCTGTCGGTCGGCGGTGTCTTTGCGGTTACCGGCGCAGCCACCTTTACGGCTAACCCTACCCTCTCCGGCGGCACCGCCAACGGCGTCCTGTACCTGAACGGCTCCAAGGTGGCGACGAGCGGTAGTGCGCTGACTTATGACGGTACGACGTTTACAAGTGGCGCACACACGCTGTCCACCGGCAATCTCACCTTCTCGTCCACCGGCCAGCGCATCACGGGCGATATGTCCAATGCGACGTTAAGCAATCGGTTGCTGTTTCAAAACAGCGTTACAAACGGAAATACAAACGTCGCGGCTATTCCGAATGGTACTGGTACGGTTAGTGTTTTTAGAGGGTATGGGGCCTCTGACCCAACTAACGCAACCGCAATTTCTATTGCACAAGTTGGTACGACTGAATCCCGTATTAGTTCTGAAATAAATGGCACTGCTTCTTATGTGCCGATGACCTTCTATACCGGCGGCAGCGAGCGTATGCGGCTGGATACGTCGGGGAATCTGGGGATTGGTACTGCGTCGCCGGGGTGCAAGTTAGACGTTTACAACTCCGCTGCGGCGGCGGCTAACAATGAAATTTTGCGGTTGCGTTATACAACCAGCACCACCGCCGGACATAGCGGCGACCTTAATTTTGCTAATGCAACGGGAACAGTTGTTGGCCGAATTTCAAGCGTCATAGAGGCTGGCGGCAGTAACGCTGGGCTTGCTTTTTCAACTTACGCAAGCGGGATAGCGCAAAGAGTTTTGATTGACGGCAGCGGCAACGTCGGGATTGGTACTGCGTCGCCGGGGACAAAATTAACCGTATCTTCCGCAACTAACGCTGGCATATCTGTAACGGACGGCACCGTTACGACGATCATGTACAACAGCACGGGCGGTGTTGCTTCTATTGGTACAACGTCAAATCACCCTGTTGATTTTTACGCTAATAACGCCGCTAAGATGCGTATTACGTCGGGCGGTGAGGTTTATATTGCCGGAACCACCGACCAAGGCGCATACAACCTGCAATGCAATGGCACAGGCGTGTGGGGTGCTGGCGCTTACGTCAACGGTTCTGACGCACGACTGAAGGACAACATCCAATCGCTTGATTCGGGTCTTGATGTTGTCAAGGCCATGCGTCCGGTCACGTTCCAGTATAAGCCAAACTACAGCAAGGATCAGAGCGTACAACCCGGCTTTATCGCGCAGGAATTGCAGACCGCGATGGCGGGCAAGGCGTACCTTGATGGCGTGGTGCAGGAAGGGCCGAACCACCTCAACGTGGCCTACCAAAACATCATTCCGATCTTGGTCAAAGCAATCCAAGAACTTGAAGCCAAAGTCGCCGCATTGGAGGCCCGATGAAACTAGACCTTACCCCCGAAGAAGTGCAGGCCATCCTGCAAGTATTGGGACAACTTCCGACGAGCAGCGGCGCATGGCCGTTGTTGGTCAAAATCAAAGAGCAGGCTGAAGAAGCCTTGAAGGA